TGCTCCCCCAAGGTCTGCTTCCCGAAGGTCTGCTCCCCCAAGGTCTGCTTCCCGAAGGTCTGCTCCCCGAAGGTCTGCTTCCCGAAGGTCTGCTCCTTTTCCTACTGCCTCTACAACCGCTTCACTTACGTTGTCTTTTGTTGAAACATAGATTTCACTATCATTAAATCTACTTCTGATAATAAAACCCTTCGGTTTTACCTTTTTTTCTAATTCTTCTAGCTGTTTATCAATCTCAGCTTTTTGTTTTAATAATTCCTCTTTGGTTTTCATATTCCTCCTTAAATTAAAGTTGGTAAATATATAATTGTCAGTACCATCAGTAAGACAAATAAAAAGCCTATAAGAGCACTACTTAAATCTATTTTCCTGATCTTCCAAGCACATTTGTTACAATAAACAACATCCCCTATGCCTTCATAAAATAGGCGGTTTACTCCTTTACCTGATTCACAATTTGGACAATAAATCATATTTTTTTCCATATTAACTATTCATCCAATTATCTATAACTGTTTGTTCTTTAATTGGCTTCCATAAAAAATATCCTAATGTATATTGCTTCGTATTCCCATTTACATCTTTCCTACCAAACTTATCCGGAAACTTTCTGAAACCGTCTGCATTTAACCATTTATCTATAATCATATAATGACCATTATGTCTGACTTTAATCTTATATGCTTTTAATTTATCCGGTACGGCTATATATAATCCTTCTTTACCGATTACCATACCATTAAATAGTGTTTTAGCCTGATAATATTTAAGTTCTTTCATTTTTCTTTAATACTCCTTCCAAGCTATAATCCTTAGCTTTTTCTTTGCTGATTGCTACTTCTTCCGGTGTGGGAATATTAATTATTGTACCTTTGGGATATTCAGTTTTCTGATTAATATCAGATACAGATTTTTTATTAATATCCTTGAATGGTAAGAATATTAATTCTCCATTTTCTAAAGCTAATATACCTAGTAATTCCATATATTTACTATTACATAAATATTATGTTATGTCAAGAGGGTCTTTTTTCTTCTTCTACTTCTAAACCTATCAAAGCATCTGTGGTTAAAATTGACGAACTTACCGCTATAGCGTTTTCTAAACTTAATCTTATTACTTTTGCCGGATCTATAATTCCACCTTCCAATAAATCCATCATTTTACCGGAATTGACTTCATAACCATAATTGATATTCTTATTCTCTATAACTTTTTTAACAATATCATCTGAAGCATCTTCATATTCTCCAGAATTATACAGTAACTTTCTTATAGGTTGTTCTAAAACCATTTTAAGTAGTCTTTCTCCTTCACTTTCTCCTAAAACTTTAGCCATTCTTAAAAAGACTACTCCTCCACCCGGAACTATTCCTTCTTCTCTGGCTGCTGTTGCTGCTCCTACAGCATCCTTAACTCTTTCTAGCTTCTCACGCATATCAATTTCTGTTTTAGCTCCGACTTTGATAACTCCAATACCGGTAGAGATTCTGGCTAATCTTTCTTCCAGTTTCTCTTTTTCAAACTTAGATTTCTCACTATCCCGTTGCATCCGTAATTCTTTAATTCTTTCTAAGATTGCTTTTGGACTACCTTTACCTCCGATAATAACTGTTGATTCCCTTGAAGAGATAACCTTACTGGCTTTACCTAGCCATAAATTATCCTTTGTAATATCAACTGCGGTTTTATCAGAAATTACAGTACCTCCGGTTATAACAGCTATATCTGAGAGGTAATTGGTTTTGTTGTCTCCTATTCCGGGGGCATTGACTGCTAAGGCATTGATATTACCTTTCATTTTATTGGCTGCAATCGTGGCTAGAGCATCTCCGGTAATTTCTTCAGCGATAATAACCATATCTTTTGAGTATTTAGCCATGTTTTCAAGAATAGGTACAATCTCATTATTAAGAGTCAGTTTCTTATCTACTATAGCTATGATAGGTTTTTCAATAACCGCTTCCATTCTTTGCGGATTAGTAACAAAATAAGGACTGGCATAACCTCTATCAAATTCCATTCCTTCGGTATATTCAACTTCAGTTTCAATTCCTTTACCTTCATCTACCGTAACCAAACCATCCTTGCCTACTTTTTCAACTGCTTGGGCAACTAACTTACCAATTTCCTCATTAGCACTTGAAATAAATGCTACTCTGGCTACATCTTCATTATTCTTGATCGGTTTTGATATATTCTTCAATTCTTTTAATATCAAAGGAAGAGCTTCATATATCTGATTCCTTAAAACCATTGGATTCATACCATCTTTAATTAACTGCATTCCACCTTTCATTAGTTCATAAGCCAATAAAATAGAGGTAGTTGTACCATCTCCGGCTTCTTCATTAGTCTTGGCTGCAGCTTCTCTAACTAAAGCAATACCGATAGCCTCTAAGGGATCATCAGATTGAACTTCTCTGGCTACAGTAACTCCATCATGAACAACAATAGGTAATCCCCATTGACGCATAATAGCTACATTCCTTCCTTTTGGACCGAGTGTAGTAGTAACTGCATCAGCCAAGATACCAACTCCATCAGCTAATTTCTTTCTAGCTTCTTCACGAAATGATAATATTTTATGTATTTTTGGATTCATTTTTCCTTTCTTAAATTAATACTCCTAATATATCTTCAAATTTAACAAATAAAATTTCTTTACCATCTAACCAGTATTTAAACTCTCCAAACTTACGATAGGCTATAGTATCTCCTTTTTTAAAAGGAACCGGTAACTTGCCTGTACCGATTGCAATAACTTCTCCTAATTCAGGCTGATCTTTCTCAACTACTACAATAGTACCGTAGGTTGATGATGTTTTTGTTGTTGGTTTAAGGACAACGACTTCTTTTGCCGGTTTAACATTAGATTTTGCTTTCATTTTTCTTTTCCTCTCTTTTTAAATATGCTATATATCTGCGTGAGGCTTCCCTGAGAAACTCACTTCTTCCTCTGCTATTCTTTTTAGCCCATTTATCAACTTCAACTAAAAAAACAGGTGGAACACTAAAAGTAATAATAAATACATTTCCTATCTGCTTCACAATATTCCCCTTTCTATTTTATCTATGGCTTGTTGAAGAGTGTCTTTTTGAATATCAGTCCATCCACAATGGCATAGATCTTTAAATTTAATACCTTTTATTAGATGACATACATCACAAGGATAAGTTCTAGGCATACTATAATATTCCGGTTGTTCTTTACCGGATTTTAATTGGTTTAATTCCTGATATAAATCTCCGGTAGAGAGAGTCCGGGCTTGAGTTATCAATTTATCTTTATCCCCACTTTCAAGGTGAGGTACAACCATAATCAGTTTACTGACCGGAACATCAGTTAATTCTTTCCATTGAGGAATAACTTCTACCAACCGGATTGAATGATAAACTGAGGACTTTTTAAAAGAAAACTCCGGATCTGAAAAAAAGGCTTCAAAACTCTCATACTGACCCTCCCATAAATCATTATCCCTGATCTCCTTCATTATCTCTCCTAATTTACAGAAGTGTTCTGTGGCTGAGACTGACAGGTTTCTTAATTCATTCTGTAATTGGTGTAATCTATTTCCTTTTACAAGATCATTCATTTATTTCTCCTTCATATTCTCCATGTTCAGGAGGCATATTAAAATCTTCAGGTTTTACTTCCTCCGTTTTTTTAAATTCAGGTTCTCTATGGAACACATTAAAATTATGATAGGTTTTACCCTTGCGTTTTTCGCTCTGTTCAAGACCAAGATAAACAATCTTAACCTCTTCTCCAAACTTGAGGTTTTTAAACCTAACGTCTAAGATCGTAGATCCCCAAACTCCCATAATTTCTCCGTTTTTAACTTCAAAATTATAAACATTGGAATCATTTTCTCCAACGTGTTCATCCTTACTTAAATAAATACCAACAAACTCTGCTCCCTTACCAGCAGCTTTAAAATCCCAAGTATTTCCTAATACGACTTTTTTCCAAGTATTTTCTGTCATTTTTTACCTCCTTTGTAACCAATTTTTAATATTAAATCTTTATTTGCCCATTCCCATAAGGCTTTACAATGCAGGAATGATTCAAAATCGGGTTCAACTGTCTCAAATTTATATCCACCATCTTCTTTTAACAGTAAAACTCCTAATTTCCGTTTTCCTCCTAGAGCTTCATTATAAGCAGATAACTGCAAGATAGCTTCCGGATAAATATCTTTGCCCGTTTTTATATCAATTAAATACTCTATTCCATTAACATCAGCCAATAAATCAAGAGTACCGGCATACATATAATCTTCATTGAAAACCGTTTTTTCACTATCTTTAATATTAATCTCATTAGAATTAATCCAAGAATAAAAAGCCTTAGCATAACCTATTAAATGAGAAGGTAAAGTTTCAATAACCGCACCGGATTTCTTATATGCTTCAACTAAAGAATGAATTGTAGATCCCCTATCTTTTGCTTTATCTGAAACCTTATATGGTACAGCCATAGCTTCCTGTTCGTTTAAATAAGGATTAACAACCATAGCTAAATATATTTCTCTGCCATACCAGTATCTGATTGCAGGTTTATCAATTATCTTAGGAACTGTAGTTACTGATACATAGGAATTGTTGTCTTTGAAGTAGAATCCTCCACGTCTATCTTTTCTTTTATCCTGATCGTTCTTATTAGCTTTATGGCTCATTGGCTCTTGATTCATATAACAATTATTTCATAATACTTATGTAATGTCAAGAAGATAATATGATATATTTCCAGAAGCCACAAGAATGGTAGTATCCCCTAAAAGAAGATTTTATTTTCGGCAATTTTTCCGGTTTGTCCGATTGCCTCACTTTCCCTATCAGCTCCGGTTCTCGGAGGAGATCCGACTTGGTAAGTTGAGTTGTTGGATCTTTTATACATTTCCGTCAGCCAATTTAGATTGCTGTCTAAATAACATCAGGTATTGCTCCGGTACTTTTTTATACAGGTACACCGAATTTAAATCCCACCTGTTTTATTAAATAATGTCTGTTGTTGATTCATTATTAACCAAAAGATTCTTTTAGCATCTTTTTTATAATAGGGATGATAATGTTCACAATAAGTAAGGAATGTTAGAAGTGTTTCTATATCGTCTTTTGATAATTGTAGTGTCTCCATAAAAAAATCCGCTTTCTACTCGGCTCAGCTTCAGGCATAAAGCCGATGAGAAAACGGATTTCCTGAAGCTGATTAAGTTAATTAACTATATAATTTTATTAAAGAAATGTCAAGTTTCTTATCCACCTATTTTAGTAGCCAGCTTATATGTACCGGATGCAGCAAATGCAATTTCAAGGGCAACTTTGGCTTTTTCCAATATTACACTTCCTAATTCAGCAGGAACAAAAGTTAAAGCAAAAGCTGCTACAACTGATAAGGCAAATTTAACTTTAGAATCCAGATCCGGTTTAAAGAAAGTAACTACATTGACAATACCTAGAGTCATTAGACCTATAAATGTGGCTGATGATAAATCCATTTTTATTTCACCACCTTAGTTAATTCTTTAGTAAATACAATAATATGGAGAATTGCCCATAAAGGAGCTGCAATAGTTAAGATAATAGTTTGTATCCAATCTACCCTATAACCTATAAAAAGTGTATGTAATCTTCCAAATAATAAAGCTAAAGCCATAATAATATCCGAAAATAATAATAATTTAACATAAATTGTTAATCGTTTAAAAAGAAAAATTGAAGTATAGATAACAACGGCATAACTTAATATTCGTATATAGTCTAATAAATATAAGGTAAAGTGTTTCATTTATTTGTTCCTAAATATCCGGCAATAGCGGCAGAAATTATACTGAATCCCATTTGAAATGCTGCTAATATACCTAATTTTGAAGTTGTTCCTTCCTGTTTAATTTCTACTACAGTTATACGTTTATCACAATCTTGTATAAAACCTTTAATTTCCTTAATAGTGCCTTCAATGTTTTTAAGCGACTCTTTAATAACCGCAACATCTTCACCATATTTATTCATTTAACTACCCTCTTATTTCTTTTTATAAAATTTCTCCATAAATATTGTTACCCATGATTTCTTCTCAAATATCTGATCTACTGATTTCTTTACATCTTTTGGTATATGTCCGGAGGCTTCTCTTATAACATCTACCATACGATCTTCCATATGGTTCTGATTATCTATTATAACTTTCATCTGGGCAGTCATATTAGATACATCAATCTTTAACTGGTTAATATCTTTACGATCTTCTGCAATTTGTTCTGCCACTATATCGTTACTTTCCTGCATAATATTTAATTTAGTTTCTAATGGTTTAAATCTGGTTTTTAACTCATTAGTTAGATCTCCTACTTCACTTTTAATAAAATTAAGAATTAGTTTCTTTATATTTTTATCCATAATTTATTTGGGTAAAAGAGATTTTAATTGTTCTCTTCTTGCTTTCCATCCTTTAGATCCTATCCATGTCCATTTATCCCAGACGATTTCTTTTACTTGTGGACATACACAAGATTCAGGCGGTTGCACAGGAGGCTCATCAGGCGGTTGAGGAGGTTGGGGAGGAGGTTGAGAGGGCGGTTCAGGCGGTTGAGGAGGAACAGGATCAAAAGCTACATTAAATGCTTTACATATCCCTCTAGCCATAGCATTAGGAATTATATCCGGATCTGCTGCCAATACTTTATCATGGGCATCTTGTATTACACAGGTTTCTATAATCACACAAGGAGTTTTAGCAGTAAGCATACTCCACCAATAATAAAATTTAGTATTGGCATTACTTCGTTCCGGATGATTGACTATACCTGAATGTTTAAAGTATTCACTTTCAATCGCCTCTTTTATTCTTTTACTTTCAGTATTACTAAAATCAACTGAAGGATCCGGATAATCTACAAATCCTCCTCCGGTTCCATAAATATCGGCATCACAATGAATTGATAAAGCCAAATCAAAATCTTCTTTACCTACATAATTAGCATCTGCTAAGAATAATTGAAAACCTTTACTGATTAAAACTGAAGATAGTTTATCTCTGAAGCGGATATTGGTTTGCATTTCACCCGGAGCACCTGTTGCACCAGAAGTAGTATTCTGATGACCGGACTGAAGTAATACCTTTCTCATTCGCCCCTTTCACCAAGACTTTTTAATCGTTGGATTAGGGCTTTAATAATGATTTCTGCTTCTCCGGGGGCTGACTTTTTAAGCTGATCTATACCTCCTTGAGACATAGATTGAGGTAAACCCTGTTCCTGAGCTGGAAGTTGAGGAGGAGGTTGACCTATAGACATTCCTCCTTGTCTACGCTGAAATGCTTCCATTAATGCACCTGTTGGTTCCATATAGATTATTATAACATAAATATTAAAACCCTAATCTCTCTTTATAGTTAGTTGATCCAAATCTTTTTTCAAATGCAGCTTTATCAAATAGTTTACCTGATTCCTTTTTAAGAGTTTCTTCACGATCTTTCTTACGCTTTTTCATAACTGCATCAAAATATTTTTTCCTTTCTTTACGGGATAAAGATTTAAAAAGTGTTGACTGGTTTTTACCTAATGGAGTTCCTTTAGATTTATCATATTCTCTCTCTAATTTTATAGTGCTTTTACCAAATAAAAGACCTTTCCAGATACTAAGAGAATCTTCCGGGGCTGGATATTTAACCAAACCTGAAGCTGTATCTGCATATCCTTTTTTCATAACATCAATCATTCCTTTAGTTTTTCCGTATTGTACTCCTGCAGGAACAAGAGATGATTGAAGTAATTGTTTAATCCGTTGTTGATTATATGCTATAGATCTTCCTAGTTCTTTATTTTCATTCATTTCCTGTATCTGTTGCACCAACTCAAAGGGTATAGTCCATAATGGTCCAAGTCCTACCGGTAATATTCCCTGAAATGCATACTTTAATGGATAACCTAAAGCTACTGCAACTGTTAAAGCTCCTGTTATATTTGCTAAGGCTAATTTAACTGCTTTTATTCCTTCTTTTTCTGCTACCGCATCCGTAAATTCTACTAAATTCTTGAGAGCAAATTGAGAATATTGTGCAAGAGATCTGTTTAAGGCACTATCTTTAAGGAATAATGGAGTATTTTCCGTATGGGCAATATTAGCTCTTTTGAACATTTCATCTCTAACATATCTGGTTAATGCTTTTCCTTCCAATCCCATCCGTTTTCCTTTGGATTCGGCTGCTCCTAAGAATACTCTATTTTTAAATGATTCCGTAGCCTTAATCGGACCATATAAAGTCTCCGGAAGTTTCATACTTACCTCAAACATCTTACCCATTGGACTTTGTTGTTTATATACAAGAGTAGACTTCTCCAAACCATATTGTCTTTCTATACTTCTTGCTCTTTTAAAAGCATTGGCAAATCCGGAAAGAGCATCACGACTGCTATAATTAGCCGGTAATCTGAATAAATCCAATACCTGTACGGCTGCAACTTTAATGTTTCCGGCTATCTGGGCAAGGGAAAACATCCGGTTAGCGGTATTAAAAAACGTATCAAAAAGATTTCTTTTTGCTTTCTCCGCTTTTAGATTATCGTCTATGAATTGATTGACTACTCTTTTAACTTTAGGATCAGCGAAGTTATATTTCTTTACTGTATCCATAAGTTCCTGTAATGATCTTTTTCTTTGAAGATCAAATACTTTCCAAGTATAAGGTTCCAATCCCCGTTGAGATATATATTTTCTGGATCCGGATATAAATTGATCTAGGTTTTTAGGTTCAAGTTCCTTAATAAAATATTTTAAGACTGATTCTGAATCATTTGCTTTAATAAACTTCTCCAAATCTTTCTTTATCTTAGGAATAAAATCTATACTTTCTACAACTTTTTTATAACGGTCTGCAATTTCCCCACCTATTTTTTCAAAGACTAAATAGCGTTGTCTTATAGGACTCCATCCTCCGGTTATCTTCCAAGTCTTAGGTTTTATAGAAGGTGTATCTAATGAAAGTGCAGGAAGTAATGCTTTCAATTCCGCATTAACAGTTTTAAGTGGGGGTTCTTCAGCCAGTAAATTAACATAATCTATCGCTTTATTATCCTCAAGTTTACCAACATGGTCTATAATTGTTTTTTGGTTCTTAGTTAAGGGTCTATAATAATCCTGAAATGCCCTTGTACCTGATTCCAATACAGCTTCAACAGGATTTTCAAGATAACCTTTTCCTTTATCTGTCCTTAATAATCTATGTGGATCCTGCATTAAAGTATCTAAAATCGGAGAAGAGTTTGTATGCTCAGTAAAGAATTGACTCAATTCATCTACCTCTTGAGGAAATACATGAGGCATCTTAGGAGTGAAACCTACTTTTCCTTTAACCCTTCGTACATCCCAAACCTGATCATAAACCTTTTTTAATTGATTAACAGCTTCGGTGTAAAACTCATTAGGAGCTTTTACTTCTTTATCCCAAACTTTACCGACTGTAACAGGATCAAGGTTATGTTGGTTCATATAACTAACTACACTATCAAGATCTTTCTTGATTACTTCTTTAGCTGATTGAGTAAACTTTACCTGAGTATCTGCATCAACAGATAATTTAGGATCCGGAGTACGGTTAATAATATGTTCAGGAGGTTTAGTAATATCTATTTTAATTTTATTTATATCAGATGAAATAATATTTTCTGCTTTATTTGCTATTATATGTTCCTGATGATATGGAGCATTAGGTAATTCTCCGGGTTCTACTGCTTTTATATTCTTTTTATCAAATTCATTTATACTTTCAAATGAAATATTTTTTTTCTTTGCTAAAACAGATTCTACTAATTCATGTATAGCTGTTTTTTTAGCTTCTATTTCATTTAATTTATCTGATACTAATATTTCAATACCACCATTTTTAGTTAGTTTATAATCTCCTATACCTTTATTTCTAATCTGATTTTCAGGAACCTTTTTTATAACTACTTCATTAAAATCACCAAATTTATTAGAAGTTCCTCCATTTTCTACAATAACCTTTGCTCTATTTAATAAATCATTTTCAATAGGTGGTTTTTGCGTGGCTAAGAAATCTACATATTCCTTTTCCTGCTGTAAATAATAAGCAACAGAAGGTTTCTTTTTTACGGCTAATTCCTTATTTACCTGATCCCAGAAATCCCTGACATTTGTACCTGAACGGAATAAGTTTTGACCTAAGTATGTATCAACTAACTTATCTAACTTCTTATCTCCAATCATTCTTTGGGCATAATTAAGAGCCGGTACTGAAATAGATGGATCATGTGCTGAAGTCAGTTTATCCATATATTGAACCGCTTTTTGTAGCGTCTTGGGATTGATAGGTTGTTCGTTTATGATTGTATGTATATCTGAAACTTTTAGTTTAATCCCGAATTTCTCTTTAGGATATTTAGCAGCAATTTCTTCAGGAGAAAGGATTGTTGATCCTATTTTTTTCTCATCTCTTTTTTTAAACAATTCATTTAATGACTCCATTGACTCCGGTTTATCCTCACCAAAACCGATAAATCCTGCCTGTAAGAATTTCTTTCTATCAGCAGGAGGCATTTTCTTAACCATAGCAATAAATTCTTTTATATGATTAAATATACCTTTACCTGCTAAAGTTGTACTCTCAATCCCCATATCAAATAAGGCAAACATAATGGCATTATCAGTTATATTCTTTACCCGTTCTTCCAAATCTTCTGCAGGTTCAAATGCCCCATACGCTCCTCCTCCTGTACCACCGGTTATTGCTTTTGAAGTTAATCTTTTTACTACATCAAAGATAGTTTTGATTTCCTGCGGATTTATTTTGGAGATGAATGGTCTAAGTATTAGACCTGCTCCTTCAGATAACGGACCTAATAATTGTCCAAATTCTACCCCTTCTGCGATTGTTTTCTGGTAATCCTGATCCCCAAACTTTTTACCTTGTAATATATTTTCTACTCCTTTAAACGGGATCATTAATCCTCCGGATATTGCTACTCCTAATGGACCTTTAAGTGTACCAAGAGTCCGTATATTCTGGGCAACTCCTTTAACTGAAGGAAGAACCGGACCTTCTGATTGAGGATTAGCAAAGAGACTAGGATCATTTGCAATAATCTGTTTAACTCCCTGTTCCTGTTGTTCTCCCACTTTATTCAAAAATGGTATGGCTTTATATAATGGCAATCTATTTCTTGCCTCCATAGCAGCTGACAGTTTAAGAGTATCAATAATCGGTTTTATAACCGCTTGCGGAATAGGACTTTCAACTACCTTTTTTATAGTAGAAGGTATATTTTTAATGGTTGTAGTTAATGGAACATTATCCGGTTTTTGTACTGGTGTGGGTACTGGTATAGGTACTTGTTGTGATTGTTTTAACAATAATTCTTTTCTTTTACGTTCCTCTTCTTCCTTTCTTTTTCTTTCCTTTTCAGTAAATAAACTGGCAGAAGAATCTTTTATTTGAAATGGTGTTAAACCTTGCGGTTTGAATAAATTAAAAAAATCCATAAATTAACCTTATCTTTTATCTGAACGAATTAATGCTGACATAGTTGCAAATCTTGGTATATCTTCATCATACTTCGGACCTTTATTTAAGTATCCTGAATTAAAATTCCACCGTCTCATAACTTTTTCCGGAGGCAGATTCAATTCATTATAATCCATAAAAGCATTAAGGTACTTGGCTGTATATTCCGGATCCATAGCTTCTGCTTTAGTCGGTTGTCTCCAACCGGGAATAGGAGGAGCATTTCCGGGTTGAATATGGGCTGGTCCAAAAGATTGTCCATTATCACCAATAGGATTTAAACCACCGGTTGATTCCTGATAAACTGTAGCAAGGGCTAATCTTTGTTTTAAATCTCCCTTAACGTGTTTCATAATTGCATCAAAAACTTCCGGTTGAATATACGTTTCCTTTGTTTGTAACTTAGGATAAAGTTTACTTCTATCTGGAGTTTCTGGTCCAATAGGATAAGGTTCAATCCTTTTATAACTTGATACTGGCGGTATCGCAGTAGGAGTAGGAGTAATAGTTGGACTAGGAGTATTAGTTGGAGTAATAGTAGGTTTAATTATAGGTTGTTGTTTACCTGTTGGAGTAGGTTCTACCCAAGTACCTCTTCTTCCTCCTTCAGGTAAATCTTCCCATTTCATAACTAAATTAGGAGTAGGTGTAGGATTAGGAACATATCCAGAATCTTTAGACCAATTTAATTCATTTTCCCCCATAAATAGATTTTTTATTTTATCCATAAAACTCCTATCTATAGGATCATTAGGAATAGGAGAACGCATCCGGGGTTGAAATAAATCTCCAAACTTATCTATAAAAGATTTCGGTTTCTGAAGGTTATTTTGATTGTTAGAAAATAATTGCATATCATATTCAATATTTAAAATATACCCAAGAATTTTTTCTTTTCTTCCTCAACTGGTTTAGGAACATATCCTTGTAATTGACCAAAACTTGCCGGATCAAAACCTTCACTTCTTATATATGCTTCTATATCTTCTCTGGGTGTATTATTCATAATTGAATTAATTACCATACCTTCTACTTTTTCTCTGGCTGTTGAGGTTTCTGTATTTCCTGCTTTTGGTGTTAATGCCCATTGTTGGACTGTTGATTCGGGTTCTGTAGCTGGACCCCATCCCCATTGTGTAGCCGGTGCTCCATTGTTATATTCTTCCCTGATCTGATAGGTTGGTAATGCTCCATCCCCGACACCATATCTTCTAACAAGATCCTCAAATTTAACACCTTGTGCAACATCTTTTCTAAGGGCTACTAAGGCTGCTGCTTCTTTTTTACTCGCTACTGTACCTGATCCAGATGACTTTGATCTCTGATATGCTTTTTCTTCTGCTGCAGTTCTTCCAATTAAAGATAAAATATCATTAGTAGATTCATTTCCTCTTAAAGTAATTCCGGCATTAGCTGCACTTGTTTGAAGGGTTCTCATATAGTTTCTTTCTTCACTTGCCAGTTGATTTGCCAATTGCCAATCCTGATCTGAGAGTGTTCTTTCACGATTAAGTTTATCAAACATCACATCCAATTTAGTCTGACGATCTGCAGTAAATCCGGTAGTCAATCTTGCATTACGATCAACCATTGTAGCGTAACGTAGTTGTGCCGGTTCTAAATCCATCTGCTGACCTTGCATAGCAAGATTAACTTTAGTTCCTATTCCCTGTTCTGCTGCACTAATTCTATTTGTTATTCTTCCTAAAGCCGTTCCCATAGTATCCAGTTTCTCCAAGAATGGTTCTCTACCGGCTGCTACCATACCTCTTCGTTGGGCTTCCGTTACCATACTTTCCCTAGTTCTTGCTGATATATCCGGTTCAATCTGTCTTAAATAATCTTCTATGGATGAGATTTCTTTTGAAAGAGTATTGGATGTATTACGAAGTTCCGGTAATCCTGCTTCAGTTTCTAACCTACCGTAAATATCAAGAGGTTTTTCTCTGGATTGCATCTGTTTAACTAAGTCAAGAAGAGCAGGATCTTCTGAAGCGAATTGACCTTTAATATATTCCTGTACTGAAGGAACCTGAGACATATCAATACTGCCAGTAGAACGCCCACTACTATCAGTTCCTCCTCCACCTCCACCACCCTCACCATGATAACCGACAGGTCTTACACCCTCGCCTGAATGGTATGTTGCCCAATCTAATGCTCCTTGATCTACTGCCATAGTATTATTATAACATTTTTATTACGTTAAAATTTCTTGTACCCATGCCGTACCATTCCAAATATTAAGTGTATCTGAATCAGTTGAGAACCAAACTGCTCCTGCTTTCTCTCCACTTGTAGGTCTACTAGCAGCTAAACCGGATCTGATAAACCTGATACCTTCTCCTATATGACGGGATTTAATCTGATCCGGAAAGATATTAAATTGACCTATAACTTTACTGATCCTTTCCTTAATCATTTGTTCAACTTTATCTTTAGTTAATTTTTCATCCATTATGTTCTCCTCTCATGAGCAAGTGTATCTTCATCCAAAGCTATTCCATAAAACTCCGGACTTGAGGTATTTGATGTAGCCAAATTTACGCCAAATTGAAATTCATTAAACCTATTAGCTTTAGTAGGTAATGCCAGTCGTGCCTCTTTAACATCTGCTGTAGTAACTACACTTCCTGTTACCCATGAACTCTGGCGGTCAATCTTATATTTAAGAGTAACTGAATCTCCAGAAACAAGAGCTTTGAAATATCCCCGTAAGAATTGGGATTGTTTCTCTTTTGATATATCTCCACTATCTGTTATTAAAAATTCACAAGTACCGGTAGCATAAGGATTATTGGAAGGACTAACTGAATCTACTCCGTAAGATGAAGCATTTCTCCAAGAAATAAGAAGTTTAGATCCAATCGGATATACTAAACCAATCTCAAGTGTTGCTCCTGTAGTTATACCAAGTGAAAGAGGATAATCAAAACTCATAGTAGAAGGAAGTTCTTTATCTAAAGTACCCCATGAATAAACTCCCCGTTCTATTGTAGTATCAGTAGAATTTTCTGCCATACCAATATGGACTAAAGACCGGTACATACTGATAGCTTTACGGTTAAATTCAAGAGTTGTTGAAGTAGAGATTTTAGGCATCCGTCTGATCTTCTCTGCTCCTCCTCCGGAATAAGCCATTAAATCTCCGGAATATCCTGCCATAAAATATAGAGGATCTCCAGAAAGAATACAATTAACTGCACCTTGAGGTATATCAATATAGAAATTATAAGTAGTTGAATATCCATCCCAGAAGAATAATCTTCCTACATCATCATCTGTTATATTACTGCCTCTCATTGTTCCCATAACTAAATATTCCCTCCAAGTACCAAGACAACGGATACGGTATCCTGAAGGTAAAGTTAGAGCATGAGGATAATAAGTAATACCATCCCAAGTAGCTAAATATCTTTCATTTCCTATACCTAGTTTATTGATAATCTGTTCTACTGGATGATATACATCTTCTACAAGAAATTGATAATAAGTATGAAAATCAACCGTCTCTAAATCATTTAATGTAGTAGTTGTTACTGTTCCATCAGCTACAGATGAAATAACATGAAAATGATAGGATGCTCCCATAAGAGGTCTCCAAACTGAAGCAAATTCAAATTCATAATCTCCACTTGCAGGTAGTTCTGCATTGGCTACTGTAACTGTGGCTATTAATCTATTTAATGCATCATGAACAGTAAGTGTCCAATTACCCGTACCTTTATCTGCTATTAATATTTCAACGGATTTTTGAGGATCTTTAGCCGGTACGAATGTCTGTCTGTTTGTTGCCCCTTCATCAATAGCAGTTGGTAAAGTCTCTGTCTGACCGCTAGTATCTAAAGATTGATCCAAATCCAATCTACTTGTCGGAGAAGCAAAAGGTACATCAGTTGAATAGGATGGTGTATTTACAAGTGTTAAATTATTTGCATTGGCAGTTGAATCTGATGTTGAACTATCTACCTGATGATAGGCTGCAAGACCGGCACTTCCTCCTCCTATTTCCACATCCATATAATTATATAATTCTCCTGTAGTCCGGATATCATTCCAAATTCTAATATCATCAATTAAACCATCAAAGAAACTTGCAGCAGTACCGGCAGCATATTTTGCTCCAATAGTTGCAAGAGTAGCATTATTGTGAATAGCAGTTAATGTTCCTGTAGATGTACCTAGTGATACTCCATTAAGATAAAAAGTAGCAAGAGAAGCGGAAGCATCCCAAGTAACTGCATACCGATACCAAGTTGAAACAACCGGATCAACCGCTAAGGTTTTTGTAAGATATTCTTCTGCAGTACCATCAGTAGATACTCCTAATCTTAATTGATAAGCTGTTGTTGTAACCAGATTTTCATCCTGAGTAACATCTAAAGTCGGATTAGTTGTACCTGTATAAGAAGTATAATAATCAACGTGAACTCTTCCATCTCCTCCTGTTGGACCATCATAAGCATCTCCCCAATGTGTCCTTCCTGCTTTTCCTTGTGCCGTTATTAAAGCTGTTCCCAAAGTTGCTGTCTGACATTTTATTAAAACTGAACCTCCACCTCCACCTCCACCACCGCTATCATTTCCGCTATTTTCACCAGATCCTGTTTCAGTTTCTGCATCAGCCTTAATAGTTCCCGATATGGTCAGTGCTACAGTTGAGAAAAAAACAATTCCTCCTCCATCATTTCCATAAGCCCTAGAAGGATTATTTTCAGCATTACCACCGCCACCACCTCCACCAAAAACCATTGTTGTAAGATCTGCCGTACCTGCTGCTACTCCTCCTAATCCCTTAGTTCCAACTCCATTTTCTCCATCAGTACCGGCAACACCATTACCTCCAGATCCGGGTGTACCTTTTGGACTGCCAGAAGCTCCCTGATAACCGCCTCCACCATTACCATTGGCTGATCTTGAACGGGTATCTCCGGCTCCTGCAGTTCCTTCTCCCTGACCTCCTGTTGAAGCATCTCCAGCAGTAACAGTTGTTCCTCTAAATCCTTTTCCTATTGCACTAATATTTCCTGTAACAGTAGTAGTTCCGCTGCAAAGAAAGGTCAATATTCCTCCTACTGTTCCATCCCAAGCCTTAGCAGTCCAAGTTATACCTGAGTTAACTGTAACTGCTGAATATTCTTCCATAACAATAACCTGTGCTCCTGATGTATAGGTATTAGTTAATGGATTTGTAAGGGTAATTGTACCGGCTGTGTATCCGGCAATTTCGTTTCTTTCCCATTGACCGGCATTTGTACCCCTAGTCTGATGAATAAGTAATTTATCTCCTACAGCAAAAGAAGCATTTGTTGCAGTAAGAGTAGACTCAGTAGCCGTTCCCGTACAAGCTGAATCAACTGGAGCTTGAGTAGTATCTGAAGAAACAGTTAATGCACCAGAATCCCCGTCTCCAAAATATCCGGATATACCTGTCATTTCAAAGACATAACTTCTTTTGGCAGTATCAGCATCCCATTTACCAACCATAACCATAGACGCTCCAACTGCCGGTAAAGATTCTAATTTAACATAGGCTTCCAAAGAAAGATCTCCGGTAATAGAAAGCGTAGCGGAATCAGCCATAGAAGCATATTGAGAAGATCCTGCTTCCAAATCTAAAGAATTGGTATTAAGTGGTACTCCTCCCTGTGCTCCTAAGAAATCATCCGCAAAAGTTTTTGTTCCTCCAAAAGGACCATATCTTCCGATAACTTTATCTGAAGTATAGTAAAGATAAACATCCTCTCCAAAATATTTCATCCCATTTCCATGTGAACTTCCTACTGTACGAAGATTAGACCATACATCTGCACTTGTTCTTTTATATAAATTACCGGCATCTCCATATAAATAAGTATCCGTATCCTGACGGTCTGCATCCATAATTAAATCTTCTACAACAGTACCTGAAACTTTAGTCGTTCTAGGAAGTAATTTAAGTTTAGTAGGATCTGACCGGTGATCTATTGATTTGCCCCATAGAAAAGAAGAATTTATACCTTCCTTTTCAGAATATGATAATCCGGAAAATCTGGATTGTTGAATCAAATTCCTAGCCATATTAACTCAAACTTTCGGGGAAGTAGTTCGGATTAACAAACCGCCCCCCATTTATATTAGGGTATCCTCTGGTTATATTGCTTGAGGAACGGTTAGCCCAAGAAGCCTTAGCATCACTTAGTCCTTCCTTCCACATTCTTTCAAATTCTCTGGACATCTGGACATCCTTGCGGAAAAGGAAGTATTTCCAACAAGCATAATAAACCGGAAGTACATGGGTATCAGGTGGTGTTATAGGCATATCTCCAATCGTATAGGCTTCAGTTCCGGTTGCAATAGAAACTCCCTGATATTCTGAGGCTAGTGTTATAGCTGTTGTAGAAGTAAATGCAGAAATTCTATACCATTCTCCATCCGCATCTATCTTAAAATATCTTCCTACCATACCTGAAGTCCAAGTTGAACCGCTTCCGGTAATTGCACTTGCTCCATTAGTAAGAGTAGTAATTGTACCTGTAGTATAATCATCATTAAGATTATCTTTAGCCATCCTTCTGAAAATCATAGTGGCAGTAAGAGCAGATGAAGGAATCGGATATAGTTCTATACGGTCTGATCTAATAAAACAATGAGAAAGATAATTACTGGTACTTTGAGTAGTTGTGGCTGACATCCATCTCCATAGTTCTTCATTCTGAATAAGTTCAGCGTTATATTGAGTTGTACCTGAAGTAACGTATAAAGCTGTTAAAGATTTAAAATTCTCTGGAATAGGATAAGATTTATAGGATGTGCCTGATATAGCATCAGTTACTGTAGTAAATGTACGGATTTCTTCTGTATAATAAATACCCAATTCTGATTGAAGTTTTCTTTGTCCTTCATGAATTAGAGTCTTACCCATTGTAAGATTAGTAGCATCTGCATCAGAAGTTAACTGTTGCCATAGTGTATATTGTGATTCATAACTTAAAATACCAATGCACCTCCTTTAGATAAATTTCTTCCCCAACTTTTAATACTTTTTGGTAATGGTTTACCATAAGTAATTTTATAATGACATTTAACACAAAGTGTACGACAGTTATTTATTTCAAAACGTAATTCTATATAATCAGCCCATGATTGAATATGATCTACTTGTAATATAACTCCTTTAATACCACATAATTGACAAGTATAATTATCTCTCTCAAATACCAATTTTTGTATACTATTACGAAATCTTGCTCTTTCCCTTTTGTTAATAGATGTTTTTCCATAACCTAGAAAATAATTAGGATGTCCTTTCTTATATCCTATACCTAATTTTAAATTAGATTCTCTAACCCAAGGTTTAGGACCGATATTAGCAGGATTAGACCATTTCTTTCCTTTATTCCAAGGAGTATATCCTTTTTTAAATCCTAATAAATGTCCTTTAGTAAAAGGCATATATTATAAAAAAAACCCGACATTATCGGGCTTATTACCTCTTAGATTCTATTATATCACAATACTAATCTTAATCTTTAACACCTAATTTAGCCAAATCTTCCTCTATTAAATCATCCATACTGCGACCTGATAGTTCTTTATGGCTTCTTTCTTTAACAACTGTACCTTCTCCACCGGATCTTCCTATTTTACTGGCTAGATCTTTTTGTCTGTTAGATACCGGTTCTTCTGATTTACCTCCTTTAAGAGCTTTCCAGATATTATATGCCTGTGTCATATTTCTAACCGGATATTCCATGCCTACTTTAGCCAGTTCAGTCTCCCAATCTTTTCTTTCCGGAGTTCCTTTTTTAGGAAGTTCGGGATTACTTACAACTATGGATTCAATCTCTTTATCAAATTCCTGATTGATTTTATCTATCTGTTCCTGCCGTTGTTTAGTAGTCATTTCCTGTTCTTTGAATATCTTTTCTTTAAACTTAGGAAACATAATTCTGGCTGCTTCATTCCAATCTTTAGCCTGAAAATTAGGAGGAAAAAAATCTTCTTCCGGAGGTAATAGTTTCTTTCTTTCTTCTTCAAGACGGGCTGTTTCTTTATCAGCTAATATCTTTTCAGTCCGTTCCGTTACTGCTTTATCAAATTCTTCCTGAGATTTAAAACCAAATGTTTCCGGAACTGAAGGTGGATTTACATCTTTGAATGTTCCTTTTTCATCATCAGTTAAGGAATCCCAACTGTCTTTTAAAACACCTTTTTCCTCATCTGTTAAGGTAGTAGGATCTTTTACTTTTATATCATCTAAATCAGCCATATTATGCTCCTAAATCCTCTCTTGGATCTCCCAATTCTTTTAATAAATCTTGTACTTTCATCTTATCAAATTTCTTCTGGGTTGTTTCATCTATAGTTATTCCCATTTTATTTGTAGCATAATCATAAATCTCTCTTCTAGTAGGAACTGGTTTAACTTCTGCAGGTTTAACTTCTACTGGTTTATCTGTTATATCTATTTCTTCCAATCCTTCAAATTTCTCTTTTTCTACCGGAGGAGTTTCAGTAACTGGTGGAGGAGTAACTATCTTTTCTTCTTTGCGGTATTTATCCAAGACTGATTCCAATTCTGAAGGTTTATTCAATTTATCTACCCGTTCTTTTAATATATCAGCTTCAGTCTTTTTAGGAGGTTGTTGCAGGACCTCTTCAGAGATGACAATCTGTTCTGCTAATGATTGACGGATAATTGTATTATCAGTACGCTGATCCCGTTTATTGAGGATCTTATCTATCATGTGTTTAACTGCGTGTTCTGCTAAAAAACGGGGAAATCTTTTTATCTGACCGGCAGGTATGATATAAGGATAATTACCACGACTTTTATCGTATTCAAATACAAAATCCTCATTATCAATATTCTGGATTGCTATTGTATCGTATGATGCTGTTTGTGGTTCGTTCATGGTTTTATTAACTCTATTAATATTATACACCTTATCTCAAGATCTTGTCTACTTTTTCAACTGTTACTTCCTGTCCTTGAAATTTATCCAATATCTGCCGTTTTTTTATATTGGTTACTGTAAAGGAATAAACTTCCTTTTTACCATTGAATAAGGCATAATCCTGAATACTTTTAGCTTTTAATATACCTTTTAAAGATTTCATTTATTCTCACCTTCTTTCCAAGATTTATAAAAATGGTGTATGCAAATTGTTTTATCTGTTATTGTTGTTGTATTCCGTTGATGGTCATAAGGATAGAAATATTCCGGATCAAGAACAGTTGCTCCTTTATATAATCTGGGAGTAATGATTTCAATGGATGATTCAAAATATAAACCATCATCTCCCTTAAACCTTCTTTCTACTTCTTCCAGATGATCTTTTAATAACTGACAATCTTTTTCTGCTCCTAAGACTGCCGTATTTACAAAGTTATTATTCTCTCTTCCTGCAAATATATTATACTTTAACAAGTCATCAAAATTCTTTTCCGGAAGCATTTCCACATCCGCATCAAGATAAATGCCACCTTCTTTTATAAGGTAATAACAACGTAAATAATCACAAGCCTTACCCCATTGTTTAGCCTTAATTGCATCTTCAATATATTTATTCCGGAAACAGTTATCAAGGATAATAATCTTATATTCATATCCTTCAAGTCTATGGGTCCTTATACATTTTTCTATTAACGGAGGTAAACCTTTTTTATCATTTAACCAGATAGTAAAGATCCTTTTTGGTATTCTTTTATCAAGAAGATCTTTATAGTAGTTTCTAAGATATTCTTTATCCAGTTGTCTTGTTCTTGTCTTATCCCTGAAGATAGGATCTAAGGCACTTCCTAGATCAATACAGGTTATATTCCGGTTCTTTCTTAGAAGTTTAGCAATCCAGACTTTACTTGGCATACCTGAAGAGAATAAATAAATTGCATTATTTTCCGGTTCCAAATTAAACTTATAAGAGAAAGCATTGACCTCTGGAATCTCTACCATTACATCAATATTAAGAAAGTCTTTTACCTCGTTTAATACCTTCGGACCAATAAATATCTTCTTTCTTTTTGATAGTTTAAGTGTCTTATAAAAATCATATTTTTCTTGATTAGTATCAGTATGTAATAATATATCTCCTTTGACATTACCTTTGGTTACTACCGGACTTGGATGTGGCATCAGATCTTCCCATTTGGGTATATAGGTATCTTCAAGATCGTTAAGGTATTTATAAGCATCTAAGAGTGCTGCTTTCAGTTCCGGAGTATATGGATGGTTATCACAGTTTGTTCCTTCTGCCCCGTTCATACAATTAATTTCCCCATCCCCGATTTTGATAAAAGAAAAGTTCTCTCCGTTTTCTACCATTTTGGTAAATTCTTCTATTCTGGTATTTTTAATCTTATCCGGATCCGTAAAATTTACTCGTAATTCAAATCCTAATGCCTTAGACCTTTCATTAAGAAGAGTCTTATCATGTTCCATCCGTTCAAATTTATAAGCCCATCTGTAAACATCATCCATATCTTTATCTTTAAATCCTGTTCTAACCGGATGGTCATGTATAATTTTGGCTTCTTTAGCCCATACATATTTACCAATCTTTCTACAGCGTTCAGTCAATTCATTATCACATCCGGTATGGTAATAACCAGTATGAAAAAACTCTCCGTTCAGATAAGGAAGAAGTTTCTTAGAAGCCAACCAATGAGTAGCCATCTCTCCTGCTTTCCAGTATCCGTCATTTAATCCTACCAATCCATCAAGATCAGGAAATGCTTTAATCATTCTAAAAACTGCCAACTGTAAGAAATCTTTTTCAGGAATACAATCATTACCCAGATACATAACCAGATCTCCCCGGCTTTCTTCTACTCCTTCTTTAAGAAGTTTTGGTACTCCTTTATTATCCGGAGGAAATTTATCATATTTTATAATTACTTCATAATTATCATATCCGGCATTTTCTTTAATCATTTTTACCAATCTAGTTAATTTCTCCGGTCTGCCTAATGTCGGGATAATAATACTGACAAATGGTTTATTGATACATTTATGCCAGATAGAACCGGCAACTCCATCCAATACTCCCATTGATTCATCAACCGCATCTATTACTCCCATCCAGATAGTCTTAACATAATCATGTCCGGATACAATAATCTTTGCTTTATTTCTCCAGAGTGCAATATCTTCTAAGACTTCCTCTTTAGTATGTCCGGCATCAATAAATACCATATCTACTGATTTGTCTTTAAATAGTTTAGAGGCTTCTTTACTGGTCATTTTCATTATCTCAAGGTTTTTGAAATGACCGACATTCTGTTTGAATTTATCAAAGACTTTTAAGGGGATTCCCTTATTGTGAGTCCAGTCGTTTACTGCTGCCGATCCTTCAAATGTATCTACGGCATAGACTTTTCCTTTACAACCGGATAGTAAAGCATGAGTACTTTTACCCATCCAACTACCTATTTCAACAATAGTATCCATCTTCTTAGCTGTTTCATAAAGCCAAGTTAATTCCGTAAATAACATCCATCCTTCTATCCCATTATCCGGATACTCAAAATAATATTTTGTATCCCTTAAATAATTTACGTTATATGGTAAATACTCTAATGCTTTTAATATATGTTTTTGTGCTGCTGGAATATCTCCCAACCATCCTTTAGCCCAATATAATAATTCATGGGGTAATTCTTCATAATTAGCTTTGGCTGAAGCATAAAATCCTGTCCATGGGATATTAAGTGCTGCTGAAGCATAAACTGCAGTAGCCATAGGATTATTATTATGTCTATAAAATAATGCCAGTTCTATTAATGCTTCCCTTCTTCCACTATCTGTATAGTATGCTTTATTTAACCATTCAACTTGTTTATCCGGTTCATTAAGTATCCCATATGCTTTGGAGATAAAGATCATTGATTGAGATCTTTCTGCGGGCCACCTTTTCATAGAAATATGTCTTTCAAATTCTTTAATGGCTGATTTTGGTCTACCGGTCCAGAGAAGTTCCCTTGCAAAATAGTGAGAATTTCTATCCTTCTCCTGATGAAGATAACAATCAACGGCAAGACCTACTAAATAAGAATGTTTATCCCCTGCTAACTGCCAATGGTCAAGAAGAAATATATCCGGAGGTAGATATCTTCTTTCCCCACCATCTGTATATTGGGATAATACTTCATGTACTAATCCCACCCACTGCATTTTCTTTTTGTTATACATTTTGGATTGAATGAATTGAATATCGGGTACGATAAACTGAGGATCTAAGGAGAAGTCAGATCTGTGGGAAAAGACAAATTCATATTCCAGATTAGCCAGTTTAGTATCTGAAATTATTTCATCTATTTTATCTGTATCCAGTTTTGTAAATGTCTCATCTGCATCTGCAAAAGATACCCAATCGTTAGAAGCTAAAGAAGCTGCAAGATTCCGGGCTGAAGAGAAATCAAAGTATTTATCTCCATATTTAAGGATAGGTGTTTCATTGTCTACAACAAATTGATTATTGATTTTATTAACCAAATCATCAGGTACTGTATGAATAAATCTATCTCCTGCTTCTTCTACTTTACAACCACGACTACGGGCAATATTAACTGTATTATCAGTTGATCCGGTATCTACAACAACAATTTCTCCACCTTTTAATTGGAAGTTTCTGAGGGAATCAAGAAGTCTAGGAAGGGTTTTCTCTTCGTTTTTAGTAATTACGCAAATAGTAAAATGGCTCATAGGCTCTTTTTAATATTATAACACTTATGTTAAACCATTGATAGTCTTAACCTTCGCAATCGCTAAACCGTTAATTGTTTTTATTTTTGCGGTTGCTAAACCATTCCAAGTTTTTAATTTAGTTGGGCCAACAGTAGTACTTGGTACATAATCAACTAATGCCCATATACAATAAATTCTAATTGTATCAGTATTATCTGTAGATACTTTAATACCAATCTGCATTGTATCTAAAGTAGAATCTGTCCAATTTCCACTATCAGGATCAGTATAAGCAGTTAACTGATAAATTTTAGCTGTACTTGTTGTATGAGCTGTAATTGTTGTAGAAGTAGGAGTAATTTCATTTCCTTGTAATATTGTTCCTCCTACTGTTTTTAGTATTTCTGCTTTAAAACTAGCACAAGTAGAAGTTCCAGCTCTTCTAAATCTATATCCAACTTGAACACAATTAACAGATGTAATATTTTCGGGCATAGCTGAAACATTATATAAATCCTCATTATTTAAAGTTGTACTTTGAATATAAGTTGTAGTTTCAAAAGGAATTTCATTAACTAAAGCATAGTTATTAACTGTTCCGGCACTTCCTGCATTATCTTGCCAAGAATTAGCATCACCAGAAGCACTAGGTAATAAACAAACGATTGAACCAGCACCAGGCCAAGAGTTTTGGGAAGTTCCAGTTGTATTATTAACTGCTATATCATCAAAATATACTTCTATTGAAGCATTACCAGAAATATCTCCAAAACTATAAGCATAAACTCCTCCAGTATTAGTACTTGTTGTAGTTGAAGCGAAAGTAGCAGCTCCATTAATTCTTGCACTTAATTCTAATTTTCCAGATGTAGTATTATTATAGTAATACATTTCAATACAATACCAAGTATCTAAATCTAATGCTGATGAATCACTTCCTATTTGAGCAACATTATCCCATAACTCTAAAGTTCTATTAGAATTTAATCTAATTCTTCCTTTTCCTACGAAAGAACTATTAAAAAACATTAAAATAGTACACAATGCTGAAGGAGCATCGTGTATATATATATAAGTCCTAGAATAATAAGGACCATTTGCATTTGCAGTTTCAAACTGTTGATAACTATCACTTGCAGCATTTAAACAATAGAAGGAATAACTACCACTTCTTTTAATATCAGAAGAAATACTAACATTGGCAGATATATAACTGTAAACTTCCGCTATAGAATTTAATTCAGCTCCACATGACCATAAACGTGCCATAAATATTTTTTCTTTTTAAACAATTCTAGTAATATTATCTGGACTCGGATTAAACAATAAATCTTCTGCGGTTACAGCAGCACCAATACATCTGATCGTGTGGTCAAGTGAAGTTGGTATAGTTTCTGTAATATCCCCGGCCGTTTCTGATACAAATAATTGAGCATTAACAGTAAATGCCGGAAATGCAGCCGATCTGACTTTACCATAAACTAACATTTTAGTTGCCTCTGTATCGGCTGCTGCTAATACACAAATACCTATAAGTCCTCTACAATCTCCAGAAGCAGCCGTAATTACTCCGGCATCTGCTAATACCCATTTGTTTGAAGTTCCACTAGGAGAACATAAATCTCCTACAGCTATAGTTGCACCGGCTGTTCCATCAATAACAATTCCACTATATTTTTCATCTCCTGATAATACTGCATCAAGAATTATGCCTTGATTTTCTCCTAAATTTAATTCAGTTGTAAGAGTTCCTCCAGTTGCCGATCCCGTATATCCCGTATATCCCGTATATCCAGAATATCCTGTATAGCCAGAATATCCTGTATAACCTGTAGGACCGGTAACTGTACTAGCTGCACCCGTATATCCTGTATAGCCGGTATAACCTGTCGGTCCAGTAACTGTAGAGGCTGCACCAGTATATCCCGTATATCCTGTGTAACCTGTGTAACCTGTGTAACCTGTCGGTCCAGTAACTGTAGAATTAGCTCCAGTATAACCAGTATATCCTGTGTAACCTGTGTATCCTGTGTAACCGGTGGATCCTGCTCCTGTATATCCAGTATAACCAGTATAACCTGTGTATCCGGTAGTTCCTGCTCCAGTATAACCAGTATATCCCGTATAACCAGTCGGTCCTGTTACATCTGAATCCGCTCCAGTATAACCAGTATAACCCGTATATCCTGTGTATCCAGTTGGTCCAGTAACTGTAGAAGCTGCACCTGTATATCCAGTATAACCAGTATAACCAGTATAACCGGTTGGACCGGTAACTGTAGAAGCTGCACCTCCTGCACCCGTATATCCGGTGTATCCCGTATATCCGGTGTATCCGGTATATCCGGTGTATCCTGTCGGTCCGGTAACAGTAGATACTGGACCTGTATAACCCGTATATCCCGTATAACCTGTTGGTCCAGTATAACCGGTATAGCCGGTATAACCTGTTACTGTAGAAATAGGTCCAGTATATCCTGTGTAACCTGTGTAACCAGTATAACCCGTATAACCAGTAACTGTTGAAGCAGATCCTGTATAACCGGTATAACCGGTATAACCGGTATAGCCGGTTGGTCCAGTAACAGTAGAAGCAGAACCAGTATATCCCGTATAACCAGTATAGCCGGTATATCCTGTGTAACCTGTTGTTCCTATACCCGTATATCCTGTATATCCTGTATAACCTGTGTAACCAGTTGATCCTGCTCCAGTATAACCAGTATATCCCGTATAACCAGTATAGCCGGTATAACCTGTTGATCCTGCACCGGTATAACCTGTATAACCTGTATATCCTGTATATCCTGTCGGTCCAGCAGTATCCAAATCAACAAGAACCCTCTTTGTTACAGGATCAACTTGAAGTGCTGTAGGAGTACGATTGGCATCATTGGTCTCTGCCATCGCAACTACTACCCTATTTTCATCTCTTGCTCCACTAACCATTTTAACCTCCTAATAACATTAATCCATTATTTGCCGTTTCTATAGAAAAAGGTTCGTATGCATCCGTAGTATTGTTTTCTCCTGCTAAAACAGGTTTTCTGTTATCATCCCTTCTTGAAGTATTGCGGTCAGGTATAGCATTAAGAAGCGAAGTTCCTGCTACATAGACTCTTAAACGACCAGTATCAGGATCAACAGTTAAAGGAATAGGAGTAACCCCATCTGCTGAAGAAACACCCATTAAAACAGCATTATAATTATCATCCCGTTTTGCATCTATCATGATCTAATTATAACACGATACCGGCTTTGGCTGCTTTAGCTTTAACCTCAGCATAAGACCGTATCAATGTCTCTTCTTTGTCTTTTATCTTTTTCTCCCGTTTGGTTAAGGCTAATCTTTGTGCAATAAATCCTTTTCTTTCTGCAATTATCTCTTTCTTTTGAAGTTTCAATTCTTTTTCCCATTGTTCAAGACGGTCATGTTCTTTTATTGCATTATTCTCAAACCATTTATTCAGTTTTTCAATAGACTTTCTTTTATCGTTAATAATCTTATTAGCATTTTCTGTATCCCTTAAAAAATCCTTTGTCTCTTTATACATTTTATCTATTTGTTTCTTATTTAAAGAGACATCTTTATCCATTTTCTTAATTCGGAGGCTTTCTAGGTCATTGTACGAAGCCTTAGCCTCATTATTTAGGGCAAAATCGGTCAAATATGAATAAAAACCATCTATGAAATCTTCCTGTTCTTTTATTTTGGCAGATCTCTTGGCAATTTTAGCGGTAATCCCTTTAACATCTAACTGTAAAGAATTAGAAAGACTGTTAAGAAATTGGATATGTTCATTTCCAAACTGTTCCATACCCTTTACTACCTTATCTTTTTGGTTCTGAGTCTTTAGCAATATAGAAGTAAGAGTGCTAATCTGTAAAAGGAGTTTTTTGCGTTGGAGTTTAAGAGTTCCAATCTCTGTTCCCAACCGTTTTTTAATATCGGTAGTGTCTATGGTAAGTCGTTCTATTTCTCCTAAAAGGAGGGTACGTTTTTTTTCTAAATCGGAAACTATTGACTGAAGTTCAAGAAGATCTTTTTTCTTTTCAACGGGAATATCTACAAATACTTGAGGATTATCTCTAAGACTGGTAAGTAACGGCACTTTATATATTCTCCTTAATTCGGATCATTTTAATTCCTCCGGATTCATGAAAAATCTTTTTACAAAGTTGACCTAACTCTGTAAAATAAGCAAGGGTATCTTCATTTATGGGTTCTGAAAATGTCTTGAAGCGGTAGGAAACTTTATTATCCGTATCAAATTCAATATCTCCTGTTAAAAATTTTCCACCATCTCCGATCTTAAATTCAAATGTATGTGTATATAAATCCATATTAAGTTGTTGTGGCAGTTACATCACCGTCTGTTGATATAGGACTCCAGATACAATAAAAATCCAATACTCCGGCAGTAACATTAGCGGTTTTAACAGTTAAGATAATATCATTACCATATAGTAAATATTTTGGTAGATTATCTGCAGCAGCTTCCTCTTCTCCCAAGATAATATAAGCAGCATTTGCAGCATCATTAACCCAAATCTGATCGGCATCAATCTGAGTAGCAGTCTCTGTGGGTAGAAAGATAGCAGTATCTCCGGTAATTCCTACTTCAATAGTTGCAGTATCTCCTGTAAGTAATGTAGTACATACAGCTAATACTTGAGCCTGAACAAGACCGGTAACAGTAAATAAAGCGGAATCATCTAATGCTCCTCCATCATCTCCCCAAGCATCAGTAGTACCACCTAAAAAGGTAATTGTCCGTTTTTCAATAAGACCGAGATTTGAAATAGGTACGAAGTTTGCATCCCTGTAAAATGAGGAATTTGATTTCATATAAATATTATATCACAATATACCTATATATTATAAACTCACTTCTTCCATTTTTCCCCATTCTACATATCCTGTATTATTACATTTTGGACATGAAATATACGGGCGTTCTTCAGGATTTTGCACATTTTGATTCCAATTAGGATCAAGAATCTGCTTCGTTCCATTACACGCTAGACATAATTGAGAAATTTTTAGTATATCTGCCATATTACCTCCTTATTACCGCTCACTTGATGATAAGCGGTATATAAATAGTCAATATTAAGTCCTGAATACCATACCCCAATCAACTGAAGCACCCGTTGTTGAAGTTTCTCCCCAGTTATTTGCCATTCTAACCGTTGTTGGAATAAGAGCTGCGGTTCCTGCTGCTCCAAATGTCTTTTCAGTTTCTCCTTCTCCTGTAATACAAGAAAACATATTATTAGACAATATTCCTGCACAACCGGTCAAATCCAAATACCTTGCTACTGCACCGCTTGCATGAGTCGGAACATCAACTGTTGCAAATACATTATTGTTAATAACTAATCCAACAACTCCTGAACCATTACCCAGATCAATATCACAATCTGTATCAGTATTAGCTGCTGAACCAAACCAGTTACCCTCTATTACAACATCCTGCGGAATAGAACTACTTGTTCCCCGAAGATTTATTCCAGTAAGACATTTATAGAATCTGTTACCAACAATTCTTGTCTGCCATGCACCACCATTTGAACTCCAATCAATTGCTCCTGCTGCTCCTGCATGACCTCTCCCAAGACTCTTGAAATGACATCCTACAATCGTTGTACCAAATGCTACATAAGTTGTTCCTCCATCATCTTCAAGATAGATACCGCTATAACCAGAATCTGCCGTTAAACCGGCCCCATTGAATCCAAGATTTGCAATTAAACAACCCGGAGCCCGAACTGTAAGAACATGACCTGTAACAGTTGTTGTTGGTTTAATTTGTGGTAATCCACCTTGTGTTAAACCTCTACTCACTCCAATGATAGAAAGATTTGACTTTGTATTTCCAATCGTCAAATGTTCATCATAGGAAACAGGATCAGTTGCTAATGCTGTAATTGTTTTTGCTGCAACATAAATAACATCTCCTGCTGAAGCTGCATCAATAGCAGCTTGAATTGTAGCAAAAGCATCTTCCCAAGTACCACCGGCTCCTCCTGTTGATTTATCCCCATCTACAAACCAAACTCTTCCAGTATCAAGAGGTGAATTTGGTAATACCATATTTTGAGGATATAACATATGTCCGTATTTGAAAGCTGGTATATAATCTGCTGCGTTTGCCATATTATTTTTTCTCTTGGCTTTCTTCTTTTTTCGCCTTTAGAAAATCGCTGTAATCGTCATAAGATTTTTCTTCAGATCTTTTCTCAACGACTACTTCTTCTTTTCTTTTAATTTTAGCCATAAGATTTTTTCACCTCCCTTTCACTCCTTAATAGGTTCTATGGATTGGAGTGCATCTCCATAGTTTTCATCAAGTGTGAGTTTCTCTATATAAGAGAATTATCTACTCATTTTTATTCTCTATAAAAAGAATAAGTAAAAATAGATAAAAAAAAACACCCGTAAAGGTGTTTAGACTTTACGCATCCTGAATTAACTCGTCAATGCGTTTCCCCCCATTATGGGGATTAAATTGTTAATCTTTTAATCTAATGTTAAGAATACCGGACCCATATAAGCTGATACTGGAACTACCTGCATAGAATATCCCATTACCATATACCCTGTGCTTGATACTGTTACACAACCTGCCGTTGTAGTAGATGGAGACACGCCTAAAGTATCAACTGCTGCTACTGAAGCATCCCAGAGTGCTCCGATTGGACCGCCTGTTTGGATCCAACCATAATATCCTGTAGCGATTACACAAGGTGCGATACCAACTGCTGGTGCTACTGGAGTCGTTGCTTGAACTATAACATCATCAAAAGGATTTTTGATAACCGTTACTTTACTTGCAGCAACTGTTAGTGCCGTTTCAAGAGGTCTATCAAGATTATAAGTGATTGTTGCTCCGCTTGCTCCTGTAGAATGGGAAAGGATTTTTGCTGTCTGTCCATAACCTGTTGAGTAAGAAGTTACTAAATAACCTTCATTAAAATCATTTGCAGCAACTGTGGTAGTACCGTTGGTTACTGAAACTGAGGTTGCTCCGATTGCTGCAGGAGCAGTAGGAGTCATTGATTGAAATTGGGAATCCTGTCCTGCACTACCGTAACATTTTCCTGCAACTGTGGCAGCGACTGCTTTAACATATCTGAATTTTCTTCCGTCATCCGTTACAGCTAATGCTCCAAGAGGATGCATCTGATATACACTATCTGTATATGGATCTACGTCGTAAATTACTGGTGCTCCTCCAAATTTTAACATATTTTTATTATACTCCTGTTATACCCGTTAATCTACCATGTCTTTTCGGGTTAAATGTTACTTGATTTCCTAGTAAATATATATGTGCTACTTCTCCGTATTGGTTGATTGGTCTCATGAATCCTGTCCATTGAAAACCTGTATTCTTTGATGGAGCTTCTGAATATACTCCGTCAATCGTGGATGATCCTAGAGAGATACTCTTTAAGTCTGGATCATTTAATCCGTACCAATCAAGATAATTTTCATTGACTGCCCATAAAGTTTGTGCTGTTGATTTTTCGTCTGCGATAACTGGAATACCTCTATAAGTAAGAGATGTAAATCCACCTGCTCCTTTAAGTTCTGCTGCTCTGACCGGTGCTTGAGAAGATCTGGTCATTACTGGAAGTCCGGTTGCATTATAAGTAGCCTGTTGAGTTGGAGTTAAAAGAGATTCATATAAAGCCCAAACTGTTTCATTTGAAACTAAACAGGTTGGTCGTTGTCTGGCTGCACTTCCTGCGGATACTGCATTTACCAAAGTGGACATCTTTGTAAGAGTAAGAGTACCACCTGATGCTGTACGAGTACCTTTAAGAGTCGTATAGGTCGTTCTTGAAAGACCTCCTAGAGAATCTACTGAAGTACCGTCATCAACTAAAGCATCCCATCCCAAGAAATCTTTACTAGAATTACCTGTTCCGTCTGCATAAAGCATTGTACCGATATCATCCAATGCATCTTCCTGAGCGGATTCGGATTCAACCCTTACAAGATTAATAACTTCAGCTTCAGTTCTATTGACTGCCTTTTCCATTCCGGGGATAACAATTGGCATTTCATAACCTCTGGGGTCATAAGCCATCAATACTCTAGTATCGCTGGTTGCTGTTGAATGAGTATCTAAACCGGAGAATGATCCACCTAATGAAGATTTAGTGATTTTAACCGGGCGGTCAAGTGTAACACCACTCCATCTTTTTGCGTTAGAGACAACTCTATAAGTGATCCAGTTATCACCAAGAACAGTATCAATTACTTTTGGGAGAATTGTATTTTGCGTTATTGTAGTTACTCTGCTTCCAAATGTCATATTTATAAAAAAAGTCCAAGTATGTTACTCGGACTTATTTGTCTCTAATGTTATTATAATAATTATTACACCCTGTTGTCAAGTACTTTAATTATTGTCTGAAATAACCTAACATTTTCTGTATTACATTTCCCTGTCCTTGCGGTTGTTGTTGAGGAGATTGTCCTACTTGTGAAGGTACTCCGGATTCCGGAGGTAGACCTTCCGGAGATTGTGCAGGTTGTGCTGGTTGACCGCTTAATCCCTGTTTAGCTGCTGCTACTGTTGCTTTTATATGTTCCAATATCAATGCCTGTCCTTCAGGAGATACCTGTTTAAATGCCGGAGATTTAATGAATTGTCCGAAATAGGCAATATATTCTTTAGAAGGATTTTGCGGAGGAGGTACATTTTCTCCTGCAGATAATCTTTGTATAGCACTCATAGCATCCTGATCCCCACCGGATTGACCAATCTTTAACACTTCCTGAGCGTATTTATCCGGCATAAATAAGAAATAGAATAAACGGGTAGCAAATTCTCTTGGTTTATCAACGTGCCATTTCTCTGCAAATGAGAGAGGATCTATTCTTCCACCAATCTTTGCCAGTTCTACCGCTTCATTTCTATCTTCCAGTTTATCCTGCGGTTGCATGGATCCGGCGTTTACGAAAATCTCCACTCCATCTTCTATTTTATCCCCGGAAAAATTAATAAAGGTAGTCTGTCCTTCTGCACCAACATATCTTCTCATGTGTTCTTCTTTAGCAAAAACCTTATAAAGTTGCGTAATAAGTCTATAAGCCTTAACTGCACCATTTTCCATAGATTCAATTAACATAGCAGTCCTGCCAAGATCAGATCTTTGGGATAATTGTTCCTGTCCAAGTGTAGGAGAATTAGTTCTCTCTCCTCTAAGAGGAGCGTGGGTTCCGAAGATATTATCAATTTCCTGACGGGCATCAAGTTTATCTTCAATGACCTGTCTGCCTAATTGTTCCGGAGCAATACGGGCAAAAGCCGTTCTGACATCTCCTTTAACTAAAATATTCTGTCTGGGATCTCCTACATATTTTGCTGCATCTCCTGCATCTATCTGCATTGTATTGAAGATTTTTGTACTGGTAGATTGGTCTGCACTCTCAACCATCTGCCTTCCCCGTTTTTCTAAAACATCCTGAAGATTGGCTGCCTGTTCTGTTAGTGAGGTATCATCAAATACATACTTACCCATTCTAAGAAAGTTAAAAAGGATATATGGTTTAACTGGTTTTTCCAAGAAGTTTGTTTTACTGGATGTATCATAATTGTAATTAGGATTTATTCCTTTATCTAAGATTAACCAATCATATTTCCAACATAGACCTTCCTGTTTATTTCCTTTATCATCATAAAAAGTAAACCAGATTTCCTTATATCCTAATCTTGATCCCATATTAACCCGTTCTCCAGATCCTTTACCGACAATCTCCATAAGTTTATCTTTCTTATCAGGAAACTGGTATCCTAATTCTTCTACAGTTTTAGAGAGAGATTCAGCAATTAAAGGTACATTGTCCGGATCTTCCGCTTCTGCATCTATAATAATCTTATGCGGTCTAACAAAATTTATTGCAACATCTCCTATAAATGTTCCATCATCTTTCATCCTGCCTCCGTTAAAATCCCATGAACATTTCATAACTCCAAGACGGTATCCCATAAGTAAATGACGGGCAATCATCTGAAGATGAGATTTCATATAATTATCCTTAGCGGTTTGTTCTAATACCTTTGCATAGTTTTGGGCTAGTTCTCTTGAAGCATCAGTATCCTGAGCTTCTATAACTTCCGGTTGGGGAATACGGGAGACAATACTTGCTGCAAGAGTTTCAACAGAAACGAAGATTCTATTATCCTTATAAGGAACCTGATGACCATATAAAGCATTACCACCGATTTCAAAATTATTGTTTAACCATCTCTGTTCATTTTGATCCCTGACATTTTTAAGATTTAACTTTTCATTCCAGAAATTTTCTGAGTTTTCAACCCTGCGACCTATAATCTCAACAATCCGTTCATCTGTTAAGGAAAGAGAAAGAGCATCTGCTTGGGATAAAACTTCTTCACGCAGTTCCGGATCTGAAAATGTATCAGTTTGATTTGGACTTGGCATACTATTATTATAACATTTATGAGATGAGTCTATACATTATCCTGCATCTGGTACATAAAATTTCAATACAGGCTTTACTGTTAGGTTTTTCTCCTCCTTCTACTATTGCAACTGTTTCACCTTCATACTGTAAAAGAAGTTTACCGCAGTTTATACATCTTAAATTCCGTTTCTCACCTATAGGAAACGGAGCAATAAAAATAGTTATAAATCTTTCCCCTTCAGAAAAGACCGGTTCAAGAGTATCATTTTCATTTGTATAAATTTTCATATACTTTTCCAACCTTTCTTAATTCTAGTACGTTCTATAACTTCCTTAATATTAAGAGAAGGAGTAGTTTTATCCGGACTGACAAATGGATGTCTGTCTCTTTTGTTTTGCGGATCAACCGGAATAGTAATCCTTCCCTGTCCTAATGTTTGTTCAAGAGCAATCCTCCAGTAAACTGTCGCATGGGCAAAATGATCAGACCTTCCTTCTATTGTTTCCCATGACGGTTTTTTAATTCCTTGCGGTGTGTCTTTGATGATCCGGTAAATATTCTTCCAATGCGAGATATAATCTTCCAATGTCCTTTCGGTAAGATTATATGTAATATCTTTTGAATTGATTTCCGAAACCAGACTATCAATAATCTTAGTCCGATCCGATTTAACCACCATACCTTCCCACCTGATAATATCAAGAGTTTTTTTATCACTTTGGTAATAATGCGTAAACACTCTTCCGGGGTATTTGTTAGATAACTTCTGCGGTGTGTTTGGATATGGGTTTGCATCAATTACCATTATAGCACCGTAATGATTTCTGAGTCTTTCTATTTCTTCCCAATCTTCCGTTGTTCCGATATCAAAAATACCGTATCTGTTACCGATAACATAATGTTTTACAACTCCATTATCAACTCCTATGGCAACATTTGTTCTGGGATTATAACCCGGACTGATACATTTAACTATTGATTCTCTGGTAATGGAAGTATCCTTAGAAATAAAAGGCAGACCTAATACGAAGTTATAAAATATATCCTGATCTCCCTGAGACTTTTCTATAATCTGATCAGCGGTTATCCATGGAACTATCATTTGAGAGATCCAATATCCGGAGATTTCCTTAGTTTTAAATTTCTTTACCCATCTTCCGTTTATAAGATCAACTTTAGTTAATGGTTCTTTACACTTGGCACAAATTCTGGTATTGCGTTCAAAGTCTATATTGTCAGGGAATATCAAATACCAATCATAATTACAATGTCTGCATTTAACAAACCAATGTTTCTGGTCGGAGTTTTGCCAAATTGAATCTACACCATATCCGGGTATGGAAGGATTACTGAAAGCCCACTCCCATCCCAATTCAGGTCTTTCTCTTCTGGCATCATCAAGACGGGAACGATAAGTTTTAAGAACCTGCTGATTACTTCTATCAAATTCATCATTGATTAAAATATGTGCTGATATGGAGATTGCTTCTGTCTGTTCAAATGATCCTCTATAATATATATACCGGTCTCCTACCTGTTTTAGAGCGACACTATCTACCCCGATCATTTTACGAAGAACCGGATTTCTGGCAACTAAGGGATCTACTTTAGGAACAACAAAATCCTTACTCATGTTTCTTGATGGAAAGGTATGAATGATGTTTGACCCTGCATAACGGGCTAAATGAAACTCACGCAGGATTGCAAGGGTAGACCAACCTATCTGTGCACATTTGAGAGCAACCTGACGGGGAGTATTATCAAGGTATGGATCAACCATAAAGGAATGATCTTTAAATTCAAAAGGGGATCCGTTTTCATTAACAATGTTATTCTCCAGAATCCATGCAATACAATTAAAACTTGAAGCCTGAGATAAATCTAAATTCATATTTAATAAAGTCTATAATGAGAAAATAACATACTGATATATAAATAAATTAAGATACCCAGAATTATATACCAGATTCCACTTTCTTCTTTTTTATCAATATCCATTTAACTAACCTCCTCTGATTTTCTTTACCGCTTCTTCCGCAACTCTATGGGAATAGACGGTTATATCTTCGCTTCTTCTTGGTACATCTTTTTCGGTTATAAGCCCTTCCTGTATTGCACGTTCTCTATCCATTCCGATTACGGTTCCGTTATCATCTTCAAAGCCCACAACTTGAGGGTTAACATACCTCCCGCCGTTTCTTAGTTCGGGCTGGTCTCCGCTTGGATTTCTTTTCCAGGGATCAAATTCACTCATATTTATTTACACCCATGTTTGCATAATCCTTTCCCTGCACCATGAGGACAGGAACCTTTAACAAAAGGAACATCTTCGGGCGTTTTTATAAACTTGGGAGTTTTACTGTGTCTATGAAATGCCATCTTACATCTAGCATCACAGAATACAAAACGATTTAATTCTTTCTGACAATTAGAACAAGTTACCATTAGTAACATTATACCATATATTGTTACGAATAGTAACATTACTTTACCTAATTTCCTAAAAAATTTCTAAAAACAAGAAATGCGTTTCCTGCCCAATCTTTGTGTTTGTGTGGGAATCCTCAGTTTCACTTCCGAGAGGCTCATTCTGTCCCCACGCCCCCCGTTCCTTGTTCCACGTTCATTGTGAATATAGCAAGTATTAATAACATATATGATGTATTACTATAATATAAATATACTGTTATATGTTAGCCTATAGAGTAGTATACTAGGTGTTTGTATTATGTAATATAATTGATATTACAAATATTATTTACAACTATCTATCTAATATCCATCTAATCTGTATATCTTCTTCCTTATTACTTCCTTATATGGTTTATAGATTGATTTAAAGTGATTTGAAGATGCCCGGGAAATTTGCCGGTTTTATTATCTTGCGGATCCGGGGAAATGTTGAGTCTAAGTCTTAGACTAGAGGGAAAATAGAGGTATTAAGATTAGATTGTTAATATAATATATCTATCCTATTGACATTATATAATAATTATGTAATACTCAAGGAGTATTATTTAAAAGAAAGGGGCTCATTATGAACACTTACGACATTATAACGAATCGGATTATAAAACAGCTTGAAGCCGGAAAAATACCCTGGAGACAGGAATGGACAAGCTCTAAAGCACCTTCTAACTTCATCTCTAAAAAGGAATATAACGGGATTAATCGGCTAATGCTCTGGAGTTCAGGCTACACAAGCCCGTTTTATATGACATTTAATCAAATTAAAGGATTAGGAGGCTATGTTAATAAAGGAGAAAAGGGAATACCGATTGTATTCTTTAAGATCTGGAACCCGGTTAAGAGAATATACGAAGAAGGAGACCATATAGAGAACGGAATACCAGTTATCAGATATTATACAGTATTTAATATCACTCAAAGCACTATAAAGCCCCCGGAAGAAGTAAAGCACGAATTTATACCCATAGAGGAAGCCAGCAAGATCATAGAAGGATACAAAGACAGCCCCCAAATCAAACACATAGAACAGAGAGCATACTATCAGCCATTAATAGATGTTATCAATCTACCGAAGCCGGAAACATTCAGCAAAGCAGAACACTATTATAGTACAGCTTTCCACGAAATGACACACTCAACAGGACATAAATCAAGGCTAAATCGTGAGTTAACATTATCTACTGGATTTGGTTCTGATAGTTACAGCAACGAGGAATTAATAGCAGAATTGGGAGCAGCGTTTTTATCAGCCGACTGCGGAATAAATCAGGCAGTAATAGACAACCAGACCGCATATATAGGCGGTTGGATTAAAAGATTAAGGAATGATACTAAATTAATAGTTCAGGCTTCTACAAAGGCACAGAAAGCCCGAAACTATATAAGGGGGATTATATGAAATATTTAAAAATGACCATAGGTTTATTTATAGCTCCATTTGTAATTATAGGAGCTTATATATTCTCGTATTTATTTATTATTTATATAAAAATCCGGTCATTAACCGGAAGAAAGGAGGCTAATGATTATAAACAAGCGTAAATTGAGGCTATTTATCAGGAAATCCAATCTACCTAAATATGTTTCATTGTTTATGACCTCATTTTTATTGGGGTTTTTATTAATTTATTATTTAAACATATGACAAAAACAAAAATTAAGCTAACCACTAAAGAAAATAACGAACCGTTGTTTGTATCTCTAGGAAGGATGAGAATTATATTACAGGGTTATAGTAAATCTTCCGCGGAAAGAACTCTTGCATTGTTTGAGAAGATTGTCAGGGATTTTGAGACTATTTTATCTCTGGAACATACAGCAGAAGAGGTTTTGACCGATCAAATAAATGAAGCTAAAGAAGAGCAGAAAGGAGGGCTATGTGTATAAATTTATATCTTAGAGATCTTAAGAAAATGACTGTTGAACAGTTAAGAAAAGAAGCCTTGAATTACGATCACGATTGTAAGGTATCTCAAGATGATGGCTGTTCAGATTGCCAATTAATCTATGAAGGAGATAAAAATACTCTTATAGATATATTATTAAAATTGAATAACGGAGGTTTAATATGAACGATTTACAAAAACAATTATTAGAGGTAACAAAAAGGTATACAGATACCAAAAAGTTATTATCAGCCGTTGAGCGTCAATATACTGCCTTGTACGCAAGGCTATATCTGGATGAAAAGATAACCAGTCTCAAGAATGAGGAAATCCGGAAAAATACTCTTGTGTTAAAAATGGAGAATGAACACAAGGATATTTTAGATCTATTGGAAGATCTGAGGAATAAAACCAGAGAAGCATATTATCTTTATGGGGCAATTATGGCTGTATTACAGAATGAAGAGGAGAAAGTATGACCAGTAAAGAGGAAATGTTAAGAATAATGGGATATTCTGATGAGATAATGAAACTATTTGATGAATTTGAGAATTTAACTACTTCTGATTTTCAGGCTTGTTTGGATGCAATAGTAATGAAGATCATCAGGGTTGAGTTAAATCTAAGGAAGGTTGGATAATGTATAAAGATATTTATAACCATCCTGAAAAGAAATTTCCGGTTGTCCAAATTATTACTTTTATTATTCTTAATTTAATCTGGTTGGTAGTTATAGTTTATGCAATCAGTTAATTGAAAGAAGGTGAATATTATGAATTTATACAAAGTTACATTTTCTTATAGCGTTTTAGTAGAAGCTAAAGATGTTGAAGAAGCAGAAAGCGAAGGTGTTGAAGAATTTGATAATAGAAATGTTAATACTTATGAAATGAATATAGAAATTGAAAAAGAAAAAGCAATTAAAGGATAAAATATACTACTCAATTAAAAGACAGGCTCTGTAAGTCAATACAGAGCCTTGTTTTTAGCCTCAAGATATAAATTCCTCATATTTACCCATTAAACGATACATTTTAGTTCCACAAGTTTCACAATAACAGACAATAGCTTTTCTCTTGCCGTCTTTTATATATTCTACTTTATGATTTTTACCTTCTTTTTTTATTCTGCATTTAAGACAATACATAAATTTACATTTATGACAATACATATATAAAAACAATATCCTCATTCAAGACACTATTGGATGAGGATATTGATCCAAACTGCCGTAAGGTTTAATTCCGGTTATTGGCATAGTTGCCCCGAAATCGTGTTATCCGTTACAGAAGCAAGAATTTTTAATATTTAGCTATATGTCTGTTTTAAAAATGATTTAAAATTATTGTTAAAATCCTCTTTTGTTTTATCATCAAGACTAAAAAAATTAAATTGCTGCATCTTTTTAGGGCTGTTATCTTCTCCTGCCATCCAACCAAAGAATTTAGCAAATCTGTCAGCGTAAGCTAATCTAGCCTGATAATCCGGATGTATGTCTCCATCTTTCCCATAAGGCTTGTCAGCCTCTAATCCATCAAGATAAGTTAAGGCTACTTTATCGGGTAATGAAAGATTGAAACGTCTTTTTGCAACTTTTGAGAGGGTTTTTAAATAGATTTTTACACCTTGAGCTTGAAGAAAATTCTTTTTTGGTGCTAAAGCTGTTACATCTTTATATCCTGCATCTCTTAGAGCCGGTCTCAAATGGTTATATTTACCGCTTAAAATATTATCTACAGCCTTTTTTTGTCTTGCTGTTGGAGCAGTTATTACTCTTCCTTTCATATATTAGGTATTTCCGTACTATAGGGTTCAATAGTTATAGGATTGATATTTGTTCCTATTATACTCTGTTTGTTTATATCCTGCAAAATATTTTTAACTGCCAGTCGTGATATATTTAATTTCTTGGCTATTTGCCTGACTGTAAATTGTGTTCTCATTTCAATAATTAAGGTTGTTTCCTGTTTTGTTGGTTTACGTTTTCTTTTCATATTTATATTTAAGTCTAAGTATTAGACCTTGTAATTGGTAATAAAGACTAGCTAAGTAATTAAACGGCAATAACCATAACTCCTGCCAATTAGTACCCTTCCTAACGACTACATAGCCTCTAGGTGATTTAAATAAATTAACAAATTGGGAATATCTCATAAGCCTGATTTTCATAAGTTTAATCTTCATAATTTCTCCAATTCTTCTTGAACTTGATAATCTTTGACACGATCCGGGTAGGCTTGAAAAAATTCTTTATTAACTCTATTCCCCTCATAAGGCTGTAAAAGGTCTTTTCCAAATTGGTCTCGTTGCTCCTGTATTCTATGTAATCGGCTAATATTAACAAACTGGGGTTTTTGACTATGGGAGATAGTTTTATCTCTTTCCTGACAGATTTTGCAGGGAAGTATCCCAAAGAAAGGATGTAATATCGCTTGTCTCCGACAATTTTTTCTGATACACCTTCTTTGCATATCTTCATTTATTTAATAATTCTTCTAATTTTTTGGCGTATTTGATATAAATAGCCTCATAATCGTATAATTTATATTGGACCGGTTCTCTGGCATTTATTAGTATCTTCTCATATTCTCCAAGTCCTAATTCTTTAATCAGTTTATAAGCAAATATCTGATATTGCCCTCTTCCCCAAATATTACACCCGGCACATTGAGGTTTAACTATATTTTCATCAAACAAAACAGCATTATTTCTGCCTCCTATAGCGTGTCCGGCTGACATCTTTTTGATTATTTTCTTTTTACCACAGGTATAACATTCAATTTTGCCGTTTTTTTCATTACTCTTTCGGATATAGAGGCTAAACATTTTCCATGCTTTTTCCTTCATTTTATCTGTTTCTGATCTTTTATATCTCATTTTTCAATAAATATTTTAAATACTTTTTTAGCCTCTTTTTCATTGGTATAAATTCCATCATTGTAAAATATTTGTATATTGCCGAAACAATTTTTATATTTTCCGTATTCTACTCTAATATACCATTTCTGGGCAGCAGCCGAGGCTATCTTTGAGTATATTTTTCGCCATTTATCCCTATTGGCTAATAATCTCTTAATTACTTTTCCTCTTTTATATAGTCTAACTGTAATTTTCATATATTAATTAAATTAAAGAGCTAGGTGGAAGGCTTGTTTTCCTTCTAGTATTATTTCATGAAACTGCCCATTATTTATGGGGTGAGATTTTATTCAACACCTAGCTCTTATTTTCGCACTAACGGTTTTTAATCGTGTTTTCATATCATACAATCCAAACAAATAAAATCCTTACTTCCGCACTCACATTTATCATTTTCTATTGGGACTGTCTTTATAATTTCATCATACATATTGGGATTTACTGGCTCCGTATGCTCCCATCCCCCGTGTACTTTTCTACCGATATTTATAAATCCACTCTTATAATATATTTTTTCCCATTCACTATTTTTAGGTTTGGGCTTGTTGCAACTGGCACAATTTAACTGATGGAGTGCACACATACAACCATCTTTACCTAAACAGTTTGGACAAACTGTATGCTTCGGCTTCTTCTTACTGCAAACACAATTTTTACCATGCCCCAGACAATATTCATCAGGCTTGTTTCTTAAATGTATTTCGCAAGCACATTCTTGTTTTTTCTTATTTTTTAATTTAATTTTTATTTCTTTTGTAATCAACTTTATTATTAAAGGAGCAATAATTTCAGGATTTGAACTAATCCAATCTCTTACATAACTATTCATATAAAACTCTATTTGTTTAGCAAAATTCTCCCTAAACCAATAATCATCAAATAACCACTCTCTTAATTTATTTTTAATTCTATTCATATCTTGCTTTTTAATAAATTGACAACGTCTTCGTACCAAACATAATATTTTGATTTATTTCCTTCTTGTATAGTTATATGGTTTTTCATCTTCCCTATTTCCCCAACCAGTTCTTCCCTTTGTTTGGAGAGTAATAAACGGATAAAAGATTTAATATGTTCTGGGTCGGGTTCTTTATAAGAATATTTATAACATCTTATTTCTCCAGCTTCGTTAAGATAACAAAATCTTTTATCAAATTCCTTAACCCATTCTTCTTTAATTGTTTTTTTCATACTATGGCTTTGCCAGCCTTACCCCTCTCCCTCTTAATGTTTCTACTTTTACGCCTGTCGGTTCCAGTTTCTTTTCCAATCTCCTGACTGTTTTATAAACCATAGCTCTTTCCCCATCATGAACATAATAAGCCCTATCAAGATTAAGGCCATAAGCCTGTTGTATTAAAACATCAGGCGGAACTACTCTCCCTTGATATTCAAATAAGACGTGCATAACCCCTGTTTGTAACGGTGTTAGTGTTGCCTCTACTCCATGTCCGTTTCTAACTTCACCTGAACCCTGGTCTAACAGATAACCGTTGCCTAAATCCAAATCAGGCGGTGGTTGCCATTGTTCTTTCATATTATCTATTTAAAGTACAAGCTAATGCGAATAAATAAAAAGCTATACCGCAAGCTAATATAATAAAAGCACAACCTAATCCTTCACCTAATCCTTTCATTTTTCTCCTTAAATTTGAATTTATTATATATCTGCCTGACTTTTTCTCTTGATAGACCTACCTGAGAAGCTATTTCTTCATAAGTCATCTTGTCAAAATCACGAAAAAATATAATACATTCTCTAATATCAGAATTTCCGCATTTACATTTCATATCAGCGTTGGTAAATTAATCTTCAACCTCAAATCCTAATGCTCTTAAAAAGTGTTCTATTTGGTCTTTTTTTAGTTTCTTAGTTCCACCTTTACCATAGAATTTTGCTTCCCCAAGGTCTGCTCCCCGAAGGTTTGCTTCCCCAAGGTCTGCTTCCCGAAGGTCTGCTCCCCGAAGGTCTGCTCCCCCAAGGTCTGCTCCCCCAAGGTCTGCTTCCCGAAGGTCTGCTCCCCCAAGGTCTGCTTCCCGAAGGTCTGCTCCCCGAAGGTTTGCTTCCCCAAGGTCTGCTTCCCGAAGGTCTGCTCCCCGAAGGTCTGCTACCCCAAGGTCTGCTCCCCGAAGGTCTGCTTCACGAAGGTCTGCTCCACCAAGGGCTGCTT